TGATACAGAAGCAGTCCCATATCCAGAGCCAGCTTCTACGAGTTCTGATATATACTCGGCCTGAGCATCAAGTAGTGCTCTTTCTATACTATCAAGATCAGCAGCCTGTATTTTATCTATTATATCCGATCTCCCTGCAACACTTTCGCAATAAAAAACAGAAGTGCCACTAAGATACGAATCTCTTGCAATGGTATCCATAGACAATTGTCCATGTCGNCCCATTACCCGCCCTAGATCAATAAGAACTTTGTCCTGATTTACTAAATCTACTAAATTAGAAAAAGTAGTAAAAGCTCCATACTCTGCAANTTTCGATGTAATCTCATCTCTTACTACAGAAGTTGGATCAGGATTTTGACCTTCTACCAACGGAGCTGTAGCTGCTGCTGGTATTTGATACCTATGAAATTTAATCCAGTCTCCCTGTTTCGTATCTATAGGTCTTGACTGTGCATATNGATCATNGCATAGTAAATGTTTCCCCTCTGCTAACAAATTTCTNTNNTAAAAATATTGATTAGCAGGAGTTAGTATGTTTGAAGTATTTAATACATCCATATTTTTCTCCTATTTTCCCAAAACGCTGTCTCCCATTTTTCTAATTTCATCATCTGTCATAGATTGCAGTTTGGCAATCTCATCCAGAACTTGATTAGATGTACCAGAAGCATTAGAAAGCGTTTTAGGTTTTTTTAAATTTGATTGAATTGAATCAATCGTTTGTTTTACCGTTTCAGCATTTTCCGATGCTTTGTAATTGGGGTGCATTTTCCCAAATTGATACAACATTTCTCCGGGATCTTCTGACAAAGCTATAATATTCATTTGCTCCTGACTCAATAATTCATTTGCAAATACTCTTACTTCTTCAAAATCATTATACTTTTTTGAAGCTGACGTTACACTTGTTTTAATAATTTTAAGTCTTGCCTTTTCATCCCTTTGACGTTGTTCTTCTTGAAAAAATTGCTTAAGGTCTTTTTTTGTAACGATGTCATCTTCCGAATCATCCTCTTGATAAAACATTTGCTCAAGATTATTGACCTTTTGGCTGACTTCGCTTAAAGCTGCTTCGGCTTGCTGTCTTCTTTGCCTTTCAGCTATTATTGCTTTCCTTTGCCCTTCTTCTTCCCGCACCTGAAATTCTGTTTTTTCTTCTTGTGTCACATTATTTTGGTCGGGGACACCATCAATTACACCCGTCTCTTCCAAAACCTCCTCTTGGCCGGCGACACCATCAATTACACCCGTCTCTTCCATGCTAAACTCCTAAAAATATATTTAATTCTGGTCGGGGATACCATTACTTACACCCGTTTGAATTTGCTTAACTATTCGTTCGCTACTTTTAAGTCCGTAATCCATGCCTGCTTTAAGATAATCTAATTTTAATTCTTTTTCCTTAATTGCCAGTTCTTGTTTTTTTATTTTAATTTCTTCTTTTTTTATACTTTCTTCCAGCTTCATTGAACTCATTGCTTGTTGTTGAGCAGCCTGCCCTGCTTCGGCTTGCATTTTTTCATTCTTTTCAATTTTTGACAACCACTCATTTTTTAATTCTTCTGACAAATTAGATAGACCTATCATAATTTCAGGTGGTACCTGAATCCATGCTGGATAAGTCCAGATAATTCGGCTCTATTAGCCATCATTGCCGAAGGCGAATTTGCCTGCTCATCAACTATACAATCATATCTTGCTGAATCCTTATTTTCCAAAAATACAGGAGGCAATTTAAAGCCTAAAACTCTTTCAATTTTAGCAGGGTCTTTATCTGCAAACTTGTTAATATAATATATATAATGCCTGCCTAAAGTCTTGTATGAAAATTTTAAGTTATCAAAAAGTTCTTCTAAAGATAAAAGTCCTTGTTTTTGCCTTATTTGTAAAGTTACTCCTGGCGCTCCTGCTTCCTGCATTATTCCCTGCAAATCAGGATTTATCCCTACCTGCATAATATCTGCGCCTAATTGTTGCTCTAATTGTATTAAAGCACTAGGTATCTCTGGTGGTCTTATTCTATCTAAATCTTTTCCTGGATTTTTATCTATAACCGAAGTTGAACCTGCTGCTTGTTTTAAAACTTCTGGATCATCTACTGCCCCTTTATCTGCAATCCATCCTCCGAAAGGAAGAGACATTACCGAATCCGTAAGTTTGCTTCTCCTGTAATTCTTTTCTCTTTGAAGGTCTTTAAGCTGCCTATTTATTCCTTGCAGCTTTAATTGCCAATCATTAAAAGACGGAGAAAAATATCCAAAAATTGGTATAAATGGATAGAATGGCCTTTTGTCAGGCTCTATATCATCATATAACACGACAACGCCATCACATACACTATATAATTTAATAACAGGAACTTCCATTTTAAGCACTTTGATTTTATCAGAAAATTCAGGCCTTGCATCTAAAATGTTCTTCAATTTTTCTTCTGAATCTTCCCATATCAAAGTAGTCCTATTAACCACATCCACAACCACTAATTTCTTTTCATATTCTCTATACCATTTTTCAACAATATTAACCATTCTTCCTATGTTCTGAAAGTTCTGGTTCGGACGAACAAAATTAAATTCGCTGTCTTCTCCGCTTGCCTTGTCTATATCATCAGCAAAATCAGGGTATAATTGCTTCGCATCTGTTTTTTTCAGATATAAATGTCTTAATATGTATCCGCAATCGTCCAAGTCAATTCTGCTTATGTACGGATCAGGCATTATTTGAAAAGGACTAATTCTTTTAATAAAAATATCCCCTGAAAAAAAATCTTTATTATATGAGATTCCAGTCTCTAACCATCCCAAACCCATATCCACAGTGTCGCCAAAAGCTTGACTTAATTCTATGTCTTGATATGAGTTTTCCTTAATCCATTTTATAACTTGAGTATAAATATCTGCGCTTGCATAGTCTCCATTTTCTACAGGATAGATTTTTAAATCTGTTCTATTCTGTCTTTGTTGACCGCACACAAGATTGTATGGTTTTTGCATTAAATTTATAGATAATACAGCACGCCTTTCGTTTTCTATTTTCGCTCTTTCTTCAGAATCCCACTGTTCGCCCATTCTCATTTTTATATCATCTTCCGCTTCGGTAAAAAAACCAGACCATGCAGAGGAAGTCTCGTTCCAACAATCTGTTAATTCTTTAATAATCATACTGACATCCAACCCAATCTCTTATTTTGTTTTAACGGATTAAGCCCCCTAAATATTTCATTTATAACAGGTTTCATTCCTGTTCCACGTGGAAAAACTATATTCATTTTTGGGTCTCTTATTCTTGCAATACTGTCCATTATGTCATCATGCACCGCAAAAGGTATTTTTAGATATTCTTCATTAATTAAAACATCAATTAAATTATGCGATTTGCCATTTATATCTGTATATGGAATAGCCATAGGAAATAAAAACTTCCCTACTTGAAATGGGGCCTGTAAAGTTTTTATTCTTTCATTTTTAGGAACGTTTCCACCTAAAGAAATAATTGAAAAATGAACACCCTCATCAATTTGCTTTTCCTGCATATAAGCAATATCTGAATCTTTACCGTATTTTTCATATCCTACCGCAATAGTCGCTTCCCATTTCTGTATTAAATTTCTAAGCGCTATCCATCTTTCTAACAAATTAAGTTTATCTCTGACTAAATCCAATAAATAATAATTTTTTAAAGAATCTAATCCAATAACAGCCATCGATGTGAAGTCTGACCTTTTCTTTTTCTCATCCGCAGGGTCTACTAAAATATAAATATTGAGTTTAGCAGGTAATTCCTTATAATATTTAATCCATTCAAATTCAAAAGTTTTTCTGTCCCCCGCTATTGGATTAAGCAACATCTGAGTAGCGTATGCGTCTCTACCCATATTTATCCTTGACTCTGCCAATTCTTCATCCATTAGATAAGTTAATGAAACGCCATCACCTGTTTCAGCAGGATAAAATCTTAATTCGTATAAACCATTATTAATAATTTTATGATACAAGTCATTAAAATGATAAAAAGTCCCTTCTATTCGCCTTACAGCATCTCTGGATTTAAGAGCATCGCTTAATCCAAAACAATATTCTGTCTTTTCAATTTGATCTGATGTATATACAGATTTTTCTGTAACTATGTCGTTATAAACTATATTATCATAATGAGCAGAAGTAGGCATACCGTCTACCAGGCCCCACGCTTCTAATGTCATTTCATTTTTTGTATATTTGCGCTTAACTAACAATCCATCATCTTCACTCCATTTAGGCGATTGAGTTTCAGGATTATCAAAAAAAATATCTGGAAAAGCAAGGATTAGTAATTTGTTGCTTGACATTATCAATTTCAACTGTCTCAAGAATTTTTTTGCTATTCCCCTTGTATGACTAAAAATAACATTTGACTCTTCGGGATTATTTAATATAGTTTGCAAAGTCATGCCTATTGTATTAAAGGTTGACTTATACGTATATCTTGCCCATATATCTATTGTCATATCATGCTTGTCTTGAACTTCATTACATCTATCTACTATCCAGCGATCATTAATATCCACTCTATTTAAAACAAAATATAAAAGAAAAAATAAATCAATAGGAGCATAAGTCCTGATAAGGTCTATAATTCTTCGATCTTTATTGAGATTTGCCGAAGCATTAATATAATCTGCCATGTGCATATAATCATAGCGATAATTTGCTCCTACGTCCTCAAAAATATACATAATATAACCTGCTTTTAGTTTTCAATATCAGTCAACCTTGCTTGATCCGAGTCTGGAATTACTTTTGATTTATTGGTATATCCAAAATGTTTCACATTGAATTTTATAGTTGATCCTCTGACCAAATCCCAATATAGCTTTCCAGTTTCAGAATTGAAAATTGCATCCCGCCTTTCGCCTGAATGAATTTTGTCAGAATAATCATAAGGTAATGACGAAATAAAACAAGAGGCATCAATAGTCGCAACCGGAGTTAAACCGTCAGATTGAAAAGCAAAATCATAAACACGACAAGCATCCACATCCGAAGGCGTTCCAATTATAACCGTTGTGCCTGTGTAATTTTTTGTCTCTGCAATTGTGACAACCAAAGTTTGGTCTGAGAATGTATAACCCGCCTTGTGTATACGCACTGTATACGTTCCATCGTCCATGTTGTGAGTAGTGTTTCCGCTTGCATCTGTTGTCTTGCGCTCATAAAATGTAGTATTTGCAGAATCCCAAATCTCAACGGCGCACTCTACAACGTTATTTGCGCCCTGGTCTTTTATGTTTATTGTTATGGCGTTGCTTCCTGACAAGCCCGCCCCGCTCGTCCATGCTGCGTCACCTCTGTTTCGGATAGCTTCATTTGAGTCGGTGCTTTCTACAAATCCTGCCCCTTTTACTTCCGTTAAATGAGTTATAATAGTGTCTTGCTTCTCCTCCGTAGCATCGCCACCGCCTGCGCCTCCTGTTATCCATGCAGCGTCACCACGATCTCTGATTGCCTCATTCGAGTCTGTCGCCCCTGAAAATCCAGCACCCTTGACATCGGTAAGATGTGTTATTATAGTATCCTGTTTAGCTTCGGTTGCATCTCCGCCTGACCCTGTTATCCATGCAGAGTCGCCTCTGTCTCTTATCCCTTCTTGTGAATCCGTTTGATTACCATAATCTCCTGCGCCACTTCCTCCATCAGCATTTATTTCTGTCAGCTCTGTCGCGTTGTCTGTGGTTATAGCTGCATCGCTTCGGAATGCCAATTGAAAATATGCCAACAATTTGGCTAAAATCGTGTCTTGCTTCGCTTCGGTCGCCCGACTTGATATTGTTGCATCAATATAGTCCACAAGTAATTTTCCGATTGATCCATTTGTTGTTAATGCAGACGTTAGTCGATTCCAAATATCAGCGATCAAAGTCCCGAAACTTGTAAGCGTTCTTGCTCCAACTGTCCAAATATCCGCAGCCGAATGGCTTGATCTTGTAGATACTGTGACATCTAATCTCGCCATTTCAGTATCATACTCTGAGGCAGGGGCAAAACCTGTTGCAGTTGCCCAATCGCCTTGATTTGTCTGCAATTCATCAGTGTCCGCAACTATTGCAATCAATTTAGTAGAATTAGTATCCATTTCTGTTCTTATCTGCCCAACTGTAGGTGCTGACGTTCCCGGAGCAGTTACAAATATTTTGACTGAATCATCTGCACCAAGTGTAAAATCTGGTGCTGTATCAATCGTTACTGTTTTTGTTGCGCCAGTATAAGCAGTGCACACTCTAACGCTCGGATAATCAGAATTTGTATCATCATACAACACAACCGCTTGATCTTTATACGCATCATCTACATCTGAACCTGTC